TGCATCAGAGACACTCTTAATTAACTGTCCAGCAACCTCATATGCTCTGGGCATTTCACTCTCCTGAGCAAGTTCAAGAATCCCATTAATTGCTTCTTGTCCTTTCTCAATGATAGAGTATAGATTGCCTCTTGTGTATTCATAATCTTTTTCAATATCATCTTTAGTCAACCTATCAGGTTTTTGCTTCTCTACCTTTGCAGGTAACGATTCTGTAACAACTTCAGTTGCTACATTAAAGGCATCATCTAGGTTGTCAAATTTCTTAGTCATTTTCATCAATCAACCCATCCAGTAGTAGACCCATCAAATCCAAAGTCATCACCAAATGCAACAAGATCATCATCTGCTTGAGTAATTCCCTTAACAGGATCTCCTCTTAGATGTGAAGCCATTGTAGTACCATCCTTACCTCTTTCTACGGTTATGTTCTTAGAGGCAGCGTCAATTTTGGTGATATAGATTTCTTCACCACCAATATCATAGTACTTCTTAGTACTCAATCCACTAGTATCTTCTACAGCAAATACTACATCAGATATTCCTATATCATTAACTAAAGTAGTAATGATATCTCCAGTATAATCCTTGATTGCTCTTGGAGTAACAGAGTAAGAAATATCTCTTTCTGTACTCTTGGAACCACCAGCAAGATATGTAACAGTTGTCTTCTTGATGATATCCTTGGTTGCGCTGGATACAGGACCAAATAGATATGTCTTTGCAGTAAATCTTAGAGTATAAAGAAGAACTCTTCTCTTATCAAAGTCTCCTTCATAATCATCTTGCATTGTTATATTTTCTAATACAACAGGAATATCTCTCTTCTCATTCATTGATGAAATTAAATTAACATTCAAATTATAAGAAGGTTGGAAATATGGTAATATCTGTTCTACAATTTGTAATGCGTCATCATTTAACTTACACATTAAAGCAAGTTCAAATTGCATATTATATGGGACAGGCATATATGCCTTTTTAGTCTCAGTATTATTATCAGGATCTTTTACTACAATTTGCTGAGTAGTAGTAACTTTACGAGAAGGATCATAAGTTAATCCAGTAAACTCAAAAGACATTCTTGGCAACGTTATTGCAGTTGCTCTGTTTAAATCTGGTTGTTGTGTAAGTCTTGCTAAGAATTTTTGGGTAGGACCATATGCCAAAGGAACCTTAGTGACATTTACATCGGCACCACTAGCATCTGTATGAGTAATCGAAATTCCATTAAAAAGA